ATACACTCTTCTGTCTGGAAAACGATTTGCAGTTTCTTTATGTTTTCCTAAACGATGATATATATCTGTTATTGTAGAACCAATATAATAATAGTCATCCACACAGTATAAACAATAGATTTTAGAATCTTCATACTTTCCAGTTTGTTCGGTCATCTTCTCTCTACCGGGTATATCCCTTTTTCTTTAGACCAATTTTTACGCAATCATAATTTGTATGATATTCATTACACAAAATTTTCTATTAAATTATTAAATTGAACGTATAAATTCCCAGGCCATATCCTCGCAAATCAATTGCCACACCTTACTCTGTTGATACAACTTGTCACGATTTTTCAAAAGAGGAAAACTTGCTAAAAATTCATCGAGCTCCAACAACTCACAGAACTTATACAAGACATAGGAATAGGACAAAAAATTACGACGATTTTTCGGACAATGTTTCTGGAAACTTGGCTGAATTTCCTTAAACATGTGACGCAACTTCTCCTCTGTTTCACGATTCATAACAGGTGCAATACTTCCGTTCAAACGACTTATAATATAAGGAATATGATCATATTGCCTATTTAGTTTTAATTTACGCAACACTTCGCGCATTTGTCTATATTTTAGATTCTTCATATCTGTAATTCTCTGTTTTTTCAGTTCCACGGCAATCATATCAAATATTTCTTGAGGAATTTCAGTACTTCCTTTTGCCTGAAATTGTGCCAACAGTTCATTAAAATGATTAATACGTTTATAAGCATAATAGGAAGATTCACGAGGTGGATCTTTATAAGATGGCCTATCACTATCAATCAACATAAATTCAGTCATTCCACATTCAGGACAGTATAACATGGCTTCATTTTGACTAAACATCATGTCTGTTCCACATTCTACACACTCACCAGACATATCATCCAATTCATTTGTCTTTTTTACATATTCAGGATTAATTTTCAGTAAATACTTTTCCAGTAAACTATCACGACTCAACCCTTTATCAGTTTGTTTTTGCTCTTTTTCATAACTTTTCTCAATTCCAGTATCAATTGCAACGGCTGTTTCCAACGCACTTAATACATCACCAGGTTTTCGTTTTGATCGTTGTGAAATTGCTCCAATTGCACCTTTTGAAATCTTCTCTTGAATGTCATAATAATCAAACAACAAGTCTCCTGTATCTAATAAATAATCATACAATCTATCTTCTTTATTTTTCTCTGTCAGTTCCTCCTCTAAACGAACAAATTGATTTTCAAGTTGACCGCGTGTTAATTCATCTGTTGTAGAATGTATCTGTTCTTTTAATTCATTCGACTCTTCTTGTAAATAAACAACCTCTTCTTTCTCTTCTTGGATTCGTTTCAATTGATGTTGGTGAATTACATCCAACGTAGTTCGTTCTTCAGGATTACTCCGTTTTGTTGGCCGAATTTTAAAGAATCCATCTTGTGACTTTCCCGACATTAATTTAATTCTATATTTGTATTATATCACTGTTTAAGCAAGAAGACTTTTGTAGAATATATGCGGAAAGATATTCTGTTTTTGATTCCCGGTAGTTGAGGAAATGCGTTTTAGACTTTTCCAAAATTTTTTTCTAACTCATGGGTATAGCAAGAAATGACAGGTGGTGGTTTAATGCAATTGGTCGCGTATGGTGCTCAAGATGTTTATTTGACCGGTAATCCCCAGATTACCTTTTTCAAGGTAGTGTACCGTCGTCACACTAACTTTGCCATGGAGTCCATTGAAAATCCCTTCAATGGTGCCCCCAATTTTGGCAAGAAGGTAACCTGCACCATTCAGCGTAATGGTGATTTGATTTACCGCATGTACCTCCAGGCCACCCTGCCTCAGGTCACCCTACAGACCAGTGATGGATCTGGTGCTCAGTTCAGGTGGTTGAACTGGCCTGGTCACAATCTTGTTTCCTCCGTGGAACTTGAAATCGGTGGTCAGCGCATTGACAAGCACTACGGTGACTGGCTCCAGATTTGGAATGAGCTTACCCAGGAGCCTGGAAAGCAGGCTGGTTATGCCAAGATGGTTGGTAACGTCCCTCATCTAGTAAACACTCTCGTCCAGGGTGGTGAGGATTGCGACCCCAACTGTGGCTCTTATGCACCCAACACCTCTGATGAGGTATCTAAGTGCGCCCCTGAGTACACCTTGTACATTCCTCTTGTGTTCTGGTTCAACAGGCACCCCGGTTTGGCCCTCCCTTTGATTGCCCTCCAGTACCACGAGGTTCGTATCAACTTGGAATTCAACACCCTCCAGGATATGTGCTGGGACTATGCTCCCCAGAACACCAGCAACCCTCACGTCACCCGTGACAGGGTAGCCAACGCTGGTCTAGTCGCTGCTTCCTTGTATGTTGACTACATCTATTTGGATACTGATGAGCGTCGTAAGTTCGCCCAGGTCGCCCACGAGTACCTGATCGAGACCTTGCAGTTCACTGGTGGCGAGTCCATCACCTCCACCTCCAACAAGATCAAGTTGAACTTCAACCACCCTTGCAAGGAACTCATCTGGGTTGTTCAGCGCGACTCCTTTGTATCTTGCGATGACTCCATCATCAACCCCTGGAAGGGACAGCAGCCCTTTAACTACTCCGATTGGTGGGACCGCTCCGTCTTGGAGTCTGGTTACTCCGTCACTCGCGTAGAGGGCATGGCTGGTAACAACCCCACCGTCACCGCCTTGATTCAGTTGAACGGCCACGATCGTTTCACTGTTCGTGAGGGTGACTACTTCAACTTGGTCCAGCCTTACCAGCACCACACCAACTGCCCCGCCCCTGGTATCAACGTATACAGCTTTGCCCTCCAGCCTGAGCAGCACCAGCCCTCAGGAACCTGCAACTTGTCTCGTATTGATAACACCACCTTGTTGCTGACCATCTCCAACAACGCCGTCGGTGCCTTGACCAGTTCCACGGTTCGTGTATATGCAACTAATTACAATGTGCTCCGTATTATGAGTGGAATGGGCGGTAGAAATTTAAAGGGTTTAAAGGCCCTGCTATGCCGCCAAAAGTGCTTCGCAAAAGGAAGTGCTAGTCTGATCACAGTTTGACTAGAGAGAGTCAAAGAGGCAACACCGTCAAATTGCGGGAAAGTCCTATCAAATTCAAGATACCGCCCTGAAACCGAAAGGTCCGTTCAGTGGCACCAAGGGGAAACTCGTGGGTATGGTAAGAAGTCTTGGAGTAGGGATCATCCGCAGCCAAGTCCTAAAGTACGCAAGTACCATGGATGCAGTTCAGAGACTCAATGTCGGTGGACCAATTGTTTCGGCAATTGGCATAAGATAGAGTCCGTCCCCGTGGAGACACGGTTTGAAAGAGGAATTATGAATTGTTGTGACCCAATTCATAAGGAGAGCTTTCAAGGAATATCATATCCTTGATATTCGGATTCAACGCTAGCGTTCTCCAACTAAAAAACTTATACGATTATTTTTATTCTATTTATATACAATGTCTATTGTTCTTTACAATATATAGTATATAAATAATTATAATAACACTTATAAATCTATAAAATTCATAGATCTATAAGTACTGAAAACAGTTTATAAAATGCCCGGTAGGGGAGGCATATACTTAAAAATTGACTATAGTATATAGGTATAGTAGGAAATAGAAATGGATACATCCTCCTATATTCATTCTAGATGTAAGAAAAATGGCTGTACATTTAAACAAAAAGAAAATGGATATTGTGGCAAGCATGTAAGAATTGCAATATTAGAGAGAGCAAAAGAAGAAGGAAAACGATTATGCAATGTGTATCGCGGTTGTTTCAAAGAACTACTTGAAAATGAAAAGAAATGTACAGAGTGTCGTGAAAAAGCAAATAGGAAAGACAGAGAAGCCTATGCAAAAGAAAAGGAATTATTTAATCTATCCTTAGAAGAAACGAACACTAAATTAAAGTGTAGAGCTTGTAAAAAAGAATACGAATCATTTATGACACTTCATAAAGTTGTTTCAAGAGCATGTCCAGATTGTTATATATTGGATCAAGAACGAGAAAAAACACGTATTCGAAATAGAAATTATCAAGAAGAAGCATGTAGAAATTTAAAATCATATTGGATTTCTTTCTGTAGAATAGCAACCAAAAAAAGAAATATAGAAAATAAATTAACAGAACCTGAATTTAATACTTTGATACAGAAATCATGCTTTTACTGTAACTATAAAAATGAGAAAGAAGTATTAGGTATTGATAGATTAGATAATTTAAAAGGTTATACAACTGAAAATTGCGTTACTGCATGTAAAGTGTGTAATAGAATGAAACATATTTATCATCCGACATTCTTTATTGAGAAGGCCAGTCTTATTACAGACCATAAAAACGCATGTGTATCAAAAGAAAAACTTAAAGAGTTTTATGAAAAATGGAAAGAATACATACCATGGAAATCACCATCATTTGGAGCATTTTATACGTATGGTACAAAGAAACGAGGTATTGATGTAAAATTTACAAAGGAAGAATATTATACTATAATAAAACAACCATGTTATTTATGTGAATTTCAACAAGATAAAGGGATTGGGATTGATAGAATTGATTCCTTAAAACAGGAATATTCGATGGAAACATGTAAGGCTTGTTGTGGAAGTTGTAATATGATGAAAGCCGATTATGATTTAGAATTATTTTATAACTATATGAAACAAATAAGAGAAACACATATAACTGTGCCAGACTTTTCAAGTATTCCAAGACAAAAATTCTTAATGGGTGGTGCGAAAGGGAAACTGAATAAAAACTAGCCTCTCTAAATAGAATATGAAACAGAAAATAACGCTTTTAACCATACTTTCTGTAATCCTTTTGATAGTTCTAGGAGCCTTTTTGTATTACAATCTTTCTTCTCCTCTTGCAATGTATCCTGGAGAGGCAAAAGACCTTTTGAAAAAGGGAAAGTTTGACCATGTTGTGGATGTGCGTACAGATGCCGAATGGAATTTGGGCCATTACCCTCTTGCCATTCATATTCCTCTAAAACAAGTTGCCCAACTACTACCTCAACGAATTCCGGACAAGAAGGCACGAATCCTCTTTTACTGCAATACAAGCACCCGATCCCGCATGGCCGCTGAAACTGCTGAAAAACTCGGATACACCCATGTAAACTACCTTGTAGGTATTTATACAAATATTTTATAAGGTATCATATGTAGATATAGTATGGCAACACAACTGCTAAATAGTTTTTCAACTGAACTTCTTCAATCTATACTTCAACATCCCGATGTCGTAGCAGCGAAGGATAAGTTGGCTTCTTCCAATAAAGTGAGTTTTTCTATAGTACTTACTCCTGAACTACGGTCTGCCATTCAAACACAGTTTGGTCTATCCTTATCCAATGTTTCAGATATTCCAATGCGATGGATAAAAGGGGATACGGCACCACACGTAGATAGTGGCGCTTCCAAGTTTACAAATACCTATTTGGCCTATTTAACAAATTCACCTGGTTCCTTTGTAGTGGATGGAGTTTCCTATCCAATTACAGCAAATACAGGATACAAGTTTAATGAAGGTCTTTCTCATAGGACGCAAGAAACGGGAAATGAGCCTCGTCTTTTACTTGGACCTATGAACGAATTTGCAGAACCGGTTGGTGCATCAGTAACATTTTACTATCCAAGTGAAGCTGATGCATTGGCTAATACGAATGAACTGGCTCAATATGACAGTTATATTATACAATCTGTATCTGGATATACTCATTGGAGAATAGAATCATCAAATAGCACTGGATCTTCTCCGCAGAATGTAATATATAAGACTGGAGACACTTTAATCAATGATGGCCTTTATTATCTATATCCCTCCGCACCATGTTTCCTAGAAGGTACACAAATTCTCTGTCAAGTAGATCGTGAAGATGTCTATGTACCTGTTGAACAACTCAAACCTGGTGTTCTTGTAAAAACAAGTCGTGATGGCTACAAACAAATAAAACACATTGGAAAAGGATCTTTGCAAAATCCAGGAACTGATGAACGTATTGAAAATAGACTTTACAAATGTTCTCCGAGTAACTATCCTGAACTGAAAGAGGACTTATATATAACAGGATGCCATTCTATTCTTGTAGATAGTTTTACTGAACAAGAACGTACAGAAACAATACAGCATCTAGGGAATGTATATATAACAGACAAGAAATACAGACTTATGGCTTGTATAGACAAGAGAGCGGAACCTTGGAACTCTGAAGGCACTTATAGTATTTGGCATTTTGCTTTAGAACATGCCGATGTAAAAATGAATTATGGTGTCTACGCAAATGGTTTACTAGTAGAAACATGCAGTATACATTTTCTATCGAATAAATCAAATATGACACTGATTAAATAAACTTCATAGGATCTAGACCAGTTTCCCATACGACTTCTAGACTGCGTACATAGTCCTGATATTCAATTGCTTTACTTGTAGGTTGGTCACAACCAAGTAAAACAAACAACGCTTTTACACGGCGTTCAAAATACGATCCAACCTGTTTTTTTGTTGTATACTTCCAACTCCATTCAAACTGGAGTGCAGCCTTTTCCTCTGGAAACCCTTTTATATAACAGATTCTAGACCATTGTCGGCCCCGTGTTGCTTTTGCTCCGCCTGACTGCATTCCATTGTGTTGCTGTAAACGTCTGTCCACGTCCAAGGTAGCGCCAATATAGGTTCTGGAACCACCCACTTCCTGTAAAAGATAGACGGACCACATTTCTATTTACTATAGACTGTAGACTCTAAATAGCATAGTTAGGTATTAATAAAATTGATTTATACTCTTCTAGAGAAAGAAGTATATAAATACCATGCTCAGACTCTGCGATTTGACCAAGCAACCAGTCCATAAGGTAGAAACCTATGCCACTGAATATAAGTTTCCTCTTGACATTTTCCAAGAACATGCTATAAGTGCTATAGATCAGGGGCACAATGTGTTGGTGTGTGCAAAGACTGGGTCGGGGAAGACGTTGGTTGGAGAGTACCAGATTGCCCATAGTTTGAGGGAGGGGAAGCGGGTCTTTTATACAACGCCGATTAAATCTCTTAGTAACCAGAAGTTTTATGATTTGAAGCAATTATTTCCAGAGCCAGGAATGGTTGGAATTATGACTGGGGATATTAAGTTTTGTCCTGATGCAAAAATAATTGTTATGACGACTGAAATTCTACGAAATTTACTGTATAAAAAGGGTACTCTCACAGAACATCTGGGACTTACGGCATCCCTATCACTGCAGGATTTGGGTGCAGTAGTGTTTGATGAATGCCATTATATAAATGATCGGGATCGTGGAAAGGTTTGGGAGGAGACTATGATTTTACTTCCGAAAGAAGTAAATTTAATTATGCTTTCGGCTACGCTGGATAGGCCGGACCTCTTTGCATCTTGGATCGGAGAACTCAAACAGGTACCATGCCATTTAATCGAAACCCAGT